AAGTTGTTCTCTGGTGAGATGTTCAAAGGCTTCCAGCATAACGCAATCGCACGCGATATGGTGATGAAGCGTACACTTAAGAACGGCAAGTCTTTGCAGTTCATCTATACCGGTCGTACCACGGCTGAGTATCACACCCCTGGTAACGCAATCCTCGGCAACTCCGATGGTGCGCCCCCAGTGGCAGAGAAGACCATCACGGTTGACGACCTGCTGATCAGTTCAGCGTTCGTTTATGACCTTGATGAGACTCTTTCTCACTACGACCTGCGTTCGGAGATCAGCCGCAAGATCGGCTATGCCCTCGCAGAAAAGTATGACCGGTTGATCTTCCGTGCTATCGCACGTGGTGCACGTTCTGCCTCACCTGTTAGTGCAACTAACTTCGTTGAGCCAGGCGGTACTCAGATCCGTGTTGGTACTACTACTAACGAATCTGATGCATTCTCCTCTTCTGCATTGATTGCTGCTTTCTATGACGCAGCGGCTGCAATGGACGAGAAGGGTGTCAGTAGCGACGGGAGATGCGCCGTCCTCAACCCACGTCAATACTACGAATTGATCCAAGCTGTTGGTTCCAACGGCCTCGTAAACCGTGACGCTCAGGGCTCTGCTCTGCAAGGCGGCAACGGCATCATCGAGATTGCTGGTATCCACATCTACAAGTCAATGAACATCCCGTTCCTTGGCAAGTACGGTACTAAGTACGGCGGAACTTCTGGTCAAACAGATCCTGGCAACACCGGTAGCTTTATCGGTCCAGCCTTGGAAGATGCTTCCGGCGCTACTACTGGAATCAACAATGACTACGGTACTGCTTCCGAATTCGGTGCAGTGTCTGCTGGTCTTATTTTCCAGCGTGAAGCTGCTGGTTGCGTAGAAGCAATCGGACCTCAGGTACAAGTCACCAGTGGTGATGTCTCCGTGATCTATCAGGGCGACGTTATCCTTGGCCGCTTGGCTATGGGCGCTGACTACCTGAACCCTGCTGCAGCCGTTGAGCTGTATGTCGGCGCTTCAGCTCCTTCTACATTCTGATTTTTATACACTTCATGGGGATCCTTCGGGGTCCCTTTTTTTTAATTATATGTCCTCAACTATTGGCACCGATACCGAACTATCCGCAGTGAACTCAATCTTGGGGAGCATCGGTCAATCACCAGTCAACACACTTGACTATTCAAACCCTGAGATTTCATTCATCTTTAACATCCTAAGAGAATCACGCATTGATGTATTGAATGAAGGCTGGGTATTCAATGTAGAAAATAACGTAGACTTGACACCTGAAAGTGTGACAGGGTTTATTACATTCCCTGCCGATGCACTACGTATTGACGTAACAGACAATCAATTTGACAGAACTACAGATGTAGTACGACGTGAAGGAAAATTATACGACAAAGTACATAAGACATATGTATTCAAGAATGCAATCAAAGCAGACATCGTAAGGGTATATGACTTTGAAGATCTACCTTCTGTCTACCAGCGGTACATCACATACAAGTCAGCTACACGTGCAGCAACTCAACTGGTTACCAACGCACAGCTAGTGCAACTACTTGGTCAGCAAGAGGCTATGGCACGTGCTGCATGTATTGAATACGAATGTAACCAGGGTGATCATAACTTCCTTGGCTTTGAATCTAATACCCAATATCAAACCTATCAACCTTTCCGTGCACTGAGGCGCTAATGGCAACAATTACACAGACTATTCCAAACTATGCATTAGGTATTTCTGAGCAACCTGATGAGCAGAAGCTACCTGGGCAGGTTAGGGATGCAGTAAATGTTGTCCCTGATATTACAGATGGTCTTTCAAAAAGACCTGGCACTCAATTTATTACAACATTACAAAATACAAATAGCACTGGTAGTTGGTTTACATTTCAGGACAAGGAACTAAGTCCTTGGGTTGGTAATGTAGATTTAGGAACAGGAGAGTTACGTTGTTGGCGATGCAGCGATGGTGCACAGGCAACAATAATAGGTACAGAAAATTCATACCTGACGCACGTAAATAAAGCAGATATACAATCAGTAACTGTTGAAGATAAAACCTTTCTTGTGAATAGAAATAAGGTAGTACAGTTAAGCGCAATTACAGCAGATTCAAGCCAGAAAGATGGCCCTGGATATCACGCAGTATATGTGGAACTAAAAACAGTTACTCCTAGAAGATCGTATGCATTAAATATTTTCAACGATAGTGCACCTTATGAAACTGAATTCACTGCATCTACTGTCGAATTATTACCGTTGGGTTTTTCACAGGTAGACGAATCATGTCCACATACTGGATCTAGGGTTCACTTACAAACAGATCTCGGAATTGTAGTAAGAGTAACAGCTACTGGTGTGCCATATGTATCCGGTTATCAAACAAATCCAGCTACAAATGCTATATATGGCTGTCAATACACAGGTAGAGTTGATTTACTTCACGGCGGCTCGTATCCGCACTCACATCTAAACTCTACATTTCAGCTATATTTACAAGGGACAGGTTCAGGTGCTGCTGCACAACTTGTTACTGTTAGGATTACAGCGGAAACTCAAGGTTATTATAGAAAAAATTTAGGAAGCGTGAGGCCAGTACCAACTGACCTTGAAGCTGAAACAGGTGTATCAGTAACAGGTATATTAAATTCATTGGTGGGAGAAATTAATGCAATTCCAAATATAAATTGCAGGGTAATTGGAAATGGATTATGGATTTCATCGGCAAATGCTTTCCAAGTTGAGGCACTTGAAAAAGATTTATTTAATATAGTAACGGATGAAGTAAATGATGTATCACTTCTTCCTACATCATGTAGGCATGGATACATTGTTAAAGTTACAAATTCAGGGCAATTAACAGAAGACGATCATTACTTAAAATTTCACGGTGAGGATGGTCTAGATGGAGTAGGAGTATGGACTGAATGTGCAAAACCAGGAGTTAAAACATCATTCGATACGACCACAATGCCGGTTGTATTAACACATATAGCAGGAGCTGTATTCAATTTAGGTCCATACTTAAATGCAGAAGGCAGCTCTGCTTGGACCATACGGGACGTAGGGGATGAAGATACAAACGAAACACCATCATTTGTTGGCAAAAAAATTGAGAAGCTGTTACTACATAGAGATCGACTTGTAGCATTAAGTGGAACAAATGTAATTATGTCATCCCCTGACAATATTGGTAACTTTTGGAATAGAACAGCACTAACATTTTCTGGTACTGATAAAATAGATATTAGAGCAAGTGCAGATAATCCAGCACCACTAAAGGATGGTATTGAGACCAATGCTGGTCTAGTAATTTTCAGTAGCAATGCTCAATATCTTCTAACAACTGATAGTGATATTTTAAATCCTGAAACAGCAAAGATTTATACGCTGTCAACATTTAATTACAACCCTAATATCGCGCCAATATCACTTGGTACAAGTTTAGCTTTTCTGGATAATGCTGGCAGGAATAGCAAGCTATTTGAAATGCTAAATATACGTAGAGAAACAGAGCCAGAAGTATTAGATCAAAGCAAGGTAGTATCAAGATTACTGGCTAAAAACCTAGATATCATCACTAATTCTAGGGAAAATGCCTATATTCTTATGGGTAAAGTAAATACCAAGGAGATATATGGATTTAGGTATTACAACGTAAGTGGAAAAAGGTTACAGGGAGCATGGTTTAAGTGGACTTTCGCAAGAGATATCTACCATTTCTTTATCCAAGGTGATGAACTATACATAATTTTTAGCGATCAATCGTTTGTAAGATTAAACCTTGTAGATGTAGATGAAACGCCAGAAGGATCTTCTTATGGGGATAAATTCAACATTCATTTAGATCATTATCAAACAGTATCGGCAGCATCACTGAGCTATTCATCAAGCACAGATACAACAACATTTACCCTGCCTAGCATCTACAACCAAAACGTAGATGTAGCGGCAATAGTAATTGGTAATAATGATAATAGAGGAAGATACCAGCTTGTATCATCAGGTAGCAACCTTGGTGGCTCTACAGTTACATTAACGGGTGACTGGTCTTCTAATGCCATACTAGTTGGAGAACAGTTTGAAATGAAAGTAGAACTTCCAACAATATTTGTTACATCTGAAAAGTCAAATAGAGTTGTCACAGATA